ATTAAAAAATATCGATGGTGATATTGATAAAGTAAAAACTAACATTTATACAATAAGGAGAAATACAGATGAGAAATCAAATACTGTTGATAATCTTACTATTAGTGAGCTTCAAGAGTTTTTCACAAAAAGATACGATAGTATCTTTAAAGCAACCAATAGCAAAGCTGGTAATTAAAGATTTAATTACAGGTGATGGTGCAAAAGAAGAACTAAGAAAGACCGTTGAATTATTACAATTAGAGCAAAAGAAAATTGTTATAAAAGATAGTGTCATTGGTAATTTAGATATTAAAGTTATAAACTTAGAATCTATAATTACAAAGAAAAACGAACAATTTGGCTTAGAATCTGAAAAATCATTAGAATTGGAAAAAGAATTAAAAGGAGAAAAACGAAAAACTCTTTTATATAAAATTGGAACTTACATTGGTGTTGGTGCACTACTTGTATTATTAGGTGGTAGATAATGGCTAAGCAAAGTTTAAAGGATATAATAAAATTAGAGTATCAGAAGTGTGCCGGTGATTCAATTTACTTCATGAAGAAGTATTGTATGATTCAGCATCCAGTTCGTGGTAAAATTCCTTTTCACTTATACCCATTCCAAGAACAAACATTAGACCAATTTGCAGAACATAGATACAACGTTATTCTCAAATCACGTCAAACAGGTATCTCTACCTTAACCGCTGGATTTGCATTATGGAAAATGTTATTTCATCAAGATTTTAATGTATTAGTAATTGCAACTAAACAAGAAGTTGCCAAGAACCTTGTAACGAAGGTTCGTGTAATGAATCAGTACTTACCATCGTGGTTAAAACAAGAAACCGTAGAAGATAATAAACTATCTCTACGTTACTCAAATGGTTCACAGATAAAAGCAACTTCAGCAGCAGGTGATGCTGGTCGTTCTGAAGCACTATCCCTTTTAGTATTTGATGAAGCAGCTTTTATTGATAAGATTGAAGAGATTTGGGTATCCGCACAATCTACACTATCGACTGGGGGTAATGCAATTATCTTATCTACTCCAAATGGAGTTGGAAACTTTTTCCATAAAACTTGGGTAGGTTCAGAAGATGGTACAAATACATTTAATAATATTAGATTACATTGGAGTGTTCATCCTGAAAGAGACCAAATTTGGAGAGATGAGCAAGAAGTTTTATTAGGACCAAAAGGAGCAGCACAAGAATGTGATTGTGACTTTGTATCTTCCGGTGATACTGTAATAGACCCACAACTTTTAATGTTTTATAAAGAAACATATTGTCAAGAACCAATTGAAAAGACTGGATTTGATGGAAACCTATGGAAATGGGAATATCCTAATTATCAGAAAACATATATGGTAGTTGCCGATGTTGCTCGTGGTGATGCTGCCGATTTCTCGGCATGTCATGTTATAGATGTTGAATCATCTACTCAAGTAGCAGAATACAAAGGTAAATTAGATACTAAAGATTTTGGAAACTTCTTAGTATCACTTGCAACTGATTATAATAACGCATTATTGGTTGTAGAGAACGCAAATATTGGTTGGGCAGTAATCCAACAAATTATAGATAGAGCATATCCTAACTTATTTTATATGAGTAAAGATTTAAAATATGTAGATGTTGAAAATCAACTACATAATAGATACAGAGCAGAAGAAAGAAATATGGTAGCTGGTTTTAGTACAACATCTAAAACAAGACCTTTAATTATTTCCAAGTTGGAACAATACATTAGAGAAAAGGATGTAACCATACGTTCTACGAGAACCATAGATGAGCTATTTACATTTATATGGAATGGTAATCGAGCAGAAGCAATGCGAGGGTATAACGATGATTTAACAATGTCATTGGCAATTTCATTATGGGTTAGAGATACTGCACTTAGATTAAAACAAGAAGGTGTTGATTTAACAAGACAAACATTGGGTGGTATAGGGCAATCTACTACAAGCTTAGGCGAATTCGGATTCGGTGGTAATGATTCACTAGAAGAAAATCCTTGGAATATGAAGATTGGTGATACAAATGAGGACCTAACATGGTTAATTAAATAAATCTATATTTATAGTATAGGAGAAAATAAGTATGATATCATTATATAGTTTATTATCGGAAAATGAAAATTACTGTGAAGAATACACGGTAGAAAATCATGATGATATAAAAGAATTTACTGAGTTTATGAAAGAATATAAAGCTGACATAAATGAAGCTGAATATCAAGGTAGAACAGTTAAACTTGGAAAACCAATGAGAGGTGATGTTAAAAAGTTTAAAGTATATGTTAATAACCCCAAAGGTAATGTGGTAAAGGTGAACTTTGGACATGGTGGAACTTCCGCAAAGAAAGCAGGAGAAAAAACAATGTCAATAAGAAAATCTAATCCAGATGCTAGAAAAGCATTTAGAGCTAGACACAATTGTGACTCACCTGGTCCAAAACACAAAGCAAGATATTGGTCTTGTAGAAAATGGTAATAATAAAGGTTATAAATTAAAAACTAAATACAAATGGCAGATACTTCATTTTTTGGAAGATTAACAAAACTCTTTCGTTCTCAAGCAATCGTAACGGTTGATAAGGATGGAAAACGAACCGTCTTTGATTCTGATGAAAGACAGCAAACAAATTTATCATCTCTACGAGATAGATACACAAAACTTCAAAAAAGTTTCTATGAACAAGCAGGTGGTGCACAATCAATGGCATACCAACAAGTTCGTAGAGAAGTTTTTAGAGATTACGATGCAATGGATAATGACCCTATTCTTGCTTCCGCATTAGATATTTACGCAGATGAATCAACACTAAAGAATGAATTTGGTGATGTAATGTTAATTAACTCAGATAACGAAAAAGTTAAAGATATACTTAATAACTTATTCTACGATGTAATGAACGTTGAGTTCAACCTATGGCCATGGGTAAGAAATATGTGTAAGTATGGGGATTTCTTTTTAGGATTAGAAGTTGCTGAAGGTAAGGGTATCGTTAACGTAACACCACATTCGGTTTATAACACAGAACGATTAGAAAGAACTGATCCTGCTAATCCAAACTCGGTAAAGTTTAAAATTACTGAGGACCCGAATGGTAAACAAGATTATGAAAACTTTGAAATAGCACATTTCAGATTATTAGCAGATACAAATTGGTTACCATATGGTAAATCAATGATTGAAAATGGAAGAAGATTGTGGAAACAATTATCTCTTATGGAAGATGCAATGTTAATCCATAGAATTATGAGAGCACCTGAAAAGAGAGTTTTCAAAATTGATATTGGTAATATCCCACCAACAGAAGTGGATAACTATATGCAGAGAATTATCAATAAGATGAAGAAAGTTCCTTTCATTGATAAGAATACTGGCGATTACAACTTAAAGTATAACATGCAGAACCTAACAGAAGATTTCTATCTTCCGGTTCGAGGTGGTGATAGTGGTACATCTATTGATAACCTTCCTGGTTTGGAAGCAGCATCTATTGATGATATAGATTACTTAAAAAATAAACTATTTGCAGCATTAAAAATTCCAAGAGCATATTTGGGATATGAAGAAAATGTAAATGGTAAAGCAACTCTTGCTGCAGAAGATGTAAGATTTGCAAGAACAATCGAAAGAATACAAAGAACAGTAATTTCGGAATTATCTAAAATTGCAATTGTTCATTTATACGCACAAGGTATCCAAGATTCTGAAATGACTAATTTCGAATTACAATTGGTTAACCCATCTACAATATACGAACAAGAAAAAGTTAACTTGTGGAGTGAGAAAATCAGATTAGCTCAAGATATTCAAGGCCTTAACATGTTATCTAAAGATTGGGTATATGAAAACATCTTTAAATTAAGTGGTGGTGAGCAAGATGAACAACGAAACATGATGTTGAACGACTTGAAAGATAGATTCAGATTCCGTTCTATCGAAGATGAGGGTAATGACCCTGCGATGGAAGATGAGGAGCCAGAAGATATTGAAGAATCTTTAGAAAATCTTAAAAACGAATTAAAAGATAAAGGTGGTAGACCACGAGAAGGTGGAACTTATGGAAAAGATAAGGATCCATTAGGTAGAGACCCTTTAGGTGATAAGGAAAGAACGTCAAAACGTTCTCGAACTTCCGAAGATAAGGCATTGAAAGTAATCAATGGTATATCAGCAAAACGAAAGTATTTACATGAAATGAACAGTATGTTGGATGAATCCAATATAATTGATGAATCATAAAAAATAGGTTATCTTTTATAAATTTATATTTATAATAGAGTAATTTTATATATTAGTAACAGGAACTTATAATAATGAAAAAAATAAAACATTCTAAATTCAAAAATACGGGCTTTCTTTTTGAAATATTAACCCGTCAGATTACACTAGAAGTTTTAAATGGTAGTGAAGAAAAAGCAAAAGGAATTATTAAAGAATTCTTTGCTGGAAAAACTGAACTTGCTAAAGAACTACGTCTATTTAATTTATTGATTAACGAGAAATATAATTCGGAATCAAAAGCTGAAAAGTTTATAGATGCTATATTAGAAGCTCATTCTAAAATAGAATACTCACAATTAAAACGAGAAAAATATAACTTAGTAAAATCAATCAGAGAAACATTTGAAATAAATTCACTTTTATCATCACCTGTTACTAACTACAAGATTCTAGCTTCAGTTCATAAATTATTTGAAGCTAAGGTGATTAACGTTACTGATGTAAAGGATGTATTTGATTCTAAATTAACTTTAGTAGAACATATATCTAATTCATCTCCATCTCTTAAACAAAAAGAAGATAGATTGGTTGAAGATTATAAAAAACAAGAAAAAGATTTAAGATTACTTACTTTTAAAATCTTAACCGAAACTTTTAATAAAAAGTATACTAACTTAGATGATTCTCAGAAATCATTATTAAGAGAGTATATTAACAATGTAACTAATACATCTAAATTTGGTGAGTACTTTGAAAAAGAACTTATCAGCACTATTACTAAATTACATGAAATGTATAAAGGTATGAGTGATAAAATTACCAAAATTAAATTGAGAGAAACGATTAACGTTCTTAAAAAACAAAAACTTGGTAAGAAAATTACAGATGAACAAGTTTCATCATTGATGTTATCTTATGAACTCATAAAGGAGATAAAAAATATCAATGGACGAAACTCTTAAAAAATATATAGATGAACTTATCAGCGAAATCCAAAGTGAATTGGATGAAGCTACTACATCTGGCAATGTAGCTGGGTATAATGTACCTGGTGCATTTTCTGATGGTGGTAGTAAAGATAAGAAGCGTAAGAAAAAGATTGCAACTCAATTTGGATATAAAATAGTAGGTAATATCGATGAAGGTATGTTTTCTACATTAGACCAAATTAAAAAAGATTCTCTTGATTTAAAAGCATTCATAAAGAATGTATTTTCGGATAGGCAATTTAAAGATGTAAAATCTGATAAAGAATTTCACAAATATTTAAAATCACTTTATAACGAATCAGTAAGTGAATCTGGTGAGGATATAAACAATGCAGTTATTCCAGGTGGAGTTAGAATAAAATTACAAAAAGCATTAGATATTGTAAAAGGTACTAAGTTATCATACCAACAAAAATTACAAGTAGTAGGTAGAGTTTTGGATTCATTAAGTATCGATAAAAAAGAACTTAGTAAAATTTCAAGTAAATTAAAAACAAAATTGGAATCAGTTGTAACTGAAGCCAAAGATGAAGTTAATCCTAAACAATTATCAAACTTACAAAAAGATATAGCAAAGATTAATAGAAAAATCAAAGTGTATATCAGTAAACATCCAGTAACCAAAGGAAAACTTCAAATTGAACTCGGTTCAGACCACCCATCAAATCAAGGTGATGATAGAGAGATTACTAAAATAAATACTCTATTAAAAAAACATACTGGTGATTGGAGAACGGGTACTATGTTTACTGAATCAATTAACGAAGCCAAAATAAAAAGACCAGTAAATCGTTGGTTAGCAATAAAAAATGATGAAACCATGCATCCTCACAAAAAGATGGCAATGGGTTTAAAAGAATTAAAATATCAGTTAGCAGAAACTCAAAAGTTTTTCCGCTGGTATAATAAGATAAAATCTATGAATGAGTTAGATTCATCTGATTATTGGAAAAGAACACAATCTCATATTTATAAGATAAAGGAAAGACTTATCAATATAGCTAAAACCATACAGGAAATAGAAAAATGAAAATAACACGAGAAAATTTAAAAAATATAGTTAGAGAAGCTATGGTAGAAGAATCTGCTTATCAAGAATTCTTTAAAAAAGCATTAGAAAAAGCTGGAAAATCTATTCCTGAAATGTCTGATGAAGAAAAGAAAGCTTTCTTTAACAAAATCGATAAATCTTGGAACGGTAAAGGCGAAAAGAAAGAAATAGTTGAAACTGAATTAGAAGAAGCTCAATCACCAGCACAGAAAGCAGCATTTGCAAAAATGTTAGCTAAAAAAGATGGTAAAGATGAATCTACTGATGATGAAAAAGAAGAAGTTAAAGAATCAAACATCAATGAAGATAA